AAGTAGATAATGAAATGGAACAAATATCTAGAGACAACGCTGAGTTAGATTTTAAGCAAAGAATTATAAAGTTTGACGACGACTCAAATGCCTTATTAGACAGCTTGGCTTATAAGTTAGTAGACCAACAAAATTCTTTAGAGAAAGAGGGTCTTGAAGTCTTGCTTTCTAGAACCAGGGAAAAAGCTATGCGTCTTGCCTTAATAGGAGCTGTCGCCGATGATAGGAAAACCAAAGTGATTAAAGGCGATGTAACTCAATGGGCAATTGACTATGTTTATTACTACGATCAGTTGTTAATAGAGAACTGCAAAGATAAAGTTGCGGGATCTGAAATGGAAGGCCGTATTAAACAGATACTTAGTTTTATAAGATCGCAAGGGGAATGGGGTATAAGTAAGCGTGATATTGATAGACGTGAAATATTTAGATCAATGAAGTCCTATGAAGTTAAAGAAATTATAGAGAGGTTAAAGAACTCGGGGGAGATACAAGAAAAAGATTTAAGGGCCAAGGGGACAGGACGACCAACCAAGCGTATTGTTGCGATTGATCCAGAGTTTTTTAAAGAAGACTAATGAAGAAGTTTTTAAATAAATTATTAAATAAGTTTTTAGAATGGTCTTTTCAAAGAAACGCAAACAAACAATTTGAAAGAAGGTATAAAGATTAATAGGAGATATAAATGGATAATCCAAAACCAAAGATGGAGAATATTAACGACCAGAAGCGTGAAGAACGAGTTGCTGGTTTTATAGAGGGGCTCTGGAATGTTAGGTGTCATAAACTACCAGTTAGTTACGGTTTAGATTACTGGTGCGAATCTAAAGAAACCTCATTTTGGCTAGAGGTAAAGTGTAGAACTTTTGGTATAGATAAGTACGATACTTTGTTGCTTTCTTCTAGTAAATTAAGAATGGGCTCAGCCTTATCTCTTGCTACCAACCAACCGTTTGTAATTGTCTATGCTATGACTGATAGCGTTTATAGTCATACTTGGAAGAGAGATCATGTATATGATGTTAGATTTGGTACAATAGCAGAGCCTATTTACGAAGAAGATTCAGAGCCTTATATTCATTTTAGTATGGATGAGCTAGAATGTTTATCTCCTCATCCCCTAGGGTTTGATCGAGAAGAGATGGGTCTTGTAAACAACTACAAAAAGGAAAGCTAATGACGGAATTGACAGAACCAATCTATAAAAACAAAGGTTGGTTTTGGGATAACGTAAATCAAAGAATGTACAGATGGCATGAATTAGAACTGCTAATGAAAGAAAGAACGTTAAAGGAGAATAGAAATGCCGATAAATTCAAGAACCAAGGGAGCAACGTTTGAAAGAGACGTTGCCAAAATACTAAACGATTTCTTTGAATCTGAAGGTATAGACTACACCTGTAAAAGAAACCTAGACCAATACCAATCTAAGGATCTTTGCGATATTAACATGCCTTACCACGCAGTAGAATGTAAGTTCTACAAAGAAGGAGATTGGTTTCAGAATGG